TATATACAAGGCAAAACGTCACGAGTTTCAATTCCGTTCATTGCTTGCGCTGTATCAGGATCAGTACCAGCACCAAAATCATCGTTTGGAACATAAGCACCTCCCGCGCTATCTGTCAATCCTCCGTGCAATACCATTGGATAATGATTTGCAGTTGATGGAGAAAAATCTCTTAATGAAAACGTTGTTGTTTTTGTGTTAACAAATGCACCATTTACAATTACCTCGTTATTTGTTGTATCAACATCCATAACAGTCAATGAATCTGTGGCGTTTCTGACTCGTATTGTTTGAGTGCTATTACTTGCCGGAACAATTTTTATAGCCTGAGTCGACAAAGACAAAGGCGTTGAATTTCCGTTGCCAGTTTTTAAAGTTCTAACAGTTCCATCAACTCCGCTGTTAGAATTGTCCATTTGTAAAATATCATTAAAAGTGTTAGATGGTTTTTTCCCAGTAAAACTCATTTAGTGTCTAAAGCCTTTTTAACTGTTTTTAAAATTTTATCATCTAAATCGTTTTTGGTTGACTTAACTAATTTATCAGCAAGTGATACTACAACTTTTTTTACTACTGCCTCAGATGCAACTGTTTTAACTACAAATCCTAATAAAGACCCAAACATTATTTTCTCCCATTCTTTTTAATTAATTTTTCCATACTCTTGAATCCTTCATCTAACTTTGTTTCAATAGTTGCTAACCTAACTTGTATCGATTGAACGTCTTCTTCATTTTCTTGGCTATTTTCAAACGCTACGCTCGTTTTATCTTCTAGGGCTTCAAACCTATACATTACTTGCGAAGCTGTCCATATGACCGATCCTACTAAGCCTATAATAGTAAGTACGTTTCCCATTGATATTTGCTTTTCAAATTTTATCATAATTTCTCCAAGTTTTTAATCCAGTAATAAACAGCAACTATAATCATAATTGCTAGGCATATATTTCCAACAAAACTCAATCTATTAATTCAAAATGAGGCATATCATCAAATCTATTATCAGCAACTTGACCATCACGATCCCAATCGCCGCCCCATCTTAATTTGATACCCATAGAACCAGCAACGCCCAATACAAATCCAGCAAAATAAGTTTGGCGTTCACGATCATCGAAGTCAATAGGATATGGGGTGACGTCAACTGCGCGACTAGGAAAAGCGTTGTGACGCCCATCAGGATACTGCACTTTAGACTTGCCCTCATTATAGTATTTATTTTGTTCATCTTTACCTCTATGTCCTTGAAGTATAGAGCAATCCCAACCCTTACCAATAACGCCTGAATTGAATAACTCTATAACCTTATGAAATACCTTTTGTAATTTAGGATCACAACTTTCTAATCGCTCTAATGATATGGCTGAAAACTTAACCATTAAACCAACTTTAATAGATCGGCTTTTTTTGTTACGTTATCAAAATCAATATCATTGTTTAATAAATAAGCTTTTATGTCAATAACCTTCCAAGATGAATCAGGTTTGTTTTCAACCTTTAAACCTAATTTTTTATTTGCTATTCTTTGTCTCAATTTATTCATTTTATCCCCAGTAGTGAGCAAGGGTGGCAATGACGCCACCCATACTCTGTTCATCATTTGTATTAAGTAAGCAAGAATGATCTAACTTGACCAGCCGCGGTTCCATATCTAACCAAGATACCGAAGATAGTGTCAGCGATTACTTTAGTTCCTAAGTAATCCACATCATATTGAGATTGAAGTCTAGCTTTCTGACTAAATGCAATATGGCAAGCGGATTTATGAAGAACATAGCCGTGAGGAGCTTTGTTGTCAGTTCCTCCAGCTGAATCCATATCAGTTGTGGCTGTTGTTACGTTTTGACTCATCATAACATTAAAGCCAAACGCTTTAGCAACAACACCAGTTTGAGTGAACTGTGAACCAAGAGCGGCGCCTTGAGTTGCAAGTGAAAGATCAGCGATGTTCATTAGGTTAGCATATACACCCGGCGACAAAACTATTGTCCAATTGTTTGGATCAGGGTCTTGTGCATAACAAGAAGTAGCGATGACATCAAAGTCAGCCTCTGTTCCCATAGGTGTTCCACTTATATCAATTTCAGTCGCGGCGTTCAGTCCGCCTGAAGCTTTAAGCGAATCAATGATTGCTGTGTCGATTGCTGTATCAACAGCATTTGCAATTGAATAACCTAATTCTTTTGCAAACATATTTAAAAGGTCATAATTACCTTGAACCTGAACAACGTCTTCAATAAGTGCGGCGGCGTATTTGTGAGTATCTACGTTCAATACTTCTTCGCCAGCATCGCTTGAAGATGTTTCCCAAGTGATTGCGCCTTCAGATTTAGTTCCAGCAGTTACCTGATCGATCTTTGGTAAGTGTATTCTTTCGCCTTGTGTTGCTACTAAAGGACTGAGGTCGTTGCAAAGGTTAGTTAATACCAGTTTTTCTTTTATTGCTGTTTCAACTGCCGGTCCCCAAATTTCTGTTGCAAAGGATTCTCCCGCTCTAGTGCCTTCGCCATTTAGACCACCGGAAATCACAGCATTCGCATTGTATGCCATTTTTTTCTCCTACCTATTTAAAGGTTGTTAGTTATTTTGAAATAATTTTTAAATAATCTTTCCAGTTCTTACGTTTAAAATCATCTGATTTGTTCCAAAACTCATCAGCGGATTCTACGCCTAATTTGTCACGAACTGGGTTTGCTGTATTCACTTTGGGTGAATTAGTTTGTTGAGAGTAAAGTCCGTAAACGGTCTTCACTACATCGTGGGGATGATCTTTTAATTTTTCTTGAACTTCAGCTGGCATTTTAGCAAGTGTTTCAATCCGTTCTTGCTCTTCTTCAGCGTCTTTCATTTCTTTAAACGCTTTTAACTCTTTATTTTCTGCCATTACTTTTTCAGAGAACGCTTTTAATTCGCCAGTTTCTTTTAACTGGTTCATTTCGCGTTCTTCTTCAGCTAATTCAAATGCTGAAACCTTTTCTTGAAGTTTTTTGTATTTACTATTAATTTCATCGAATCTAGGTTTCGGAATCATATGATCATCGTTCTTTTTTTCGTCTTGATTGACGACTGCGCTGTTATCGTTAACGCTTTCGGTTGTCTTTTTTTCGACTTGATTGTCGTTATTTTGAATATCTTTATCCATAATCTACCTCTAAGTTAATTATAATTGTGATTTGTGTCAAACTATTTTTTAAATGTGTCTTTCATAGCGTCGTCAACCATATCGAACAATCCTTCCAATAACTGTTTTTCATCTTCTTCAGTCATTAGGGGAAAATCTAATTTTTTATTTATATTTTCAATTAACATATCTTTTTTTGATATAAATATTTTATATATCAATCCTGAAAATACTGCCATTATTTTATTCATCGCGTCTGCTCCTCTTTTTTAATCCGTTGCCAGTTAATGATTTAACAATTTCAACCAATGATTCATAACTGCTTCTCATATCAGCTAATGATTCTTTAGTTTCCATCTGTAATTCTTTCTGTTGTGATATTAATGTTATGATTATTTTCTCTAGTCTTTGCATATTCTCAACCATATCATCCATCAAGAACTTTTGCATAAATTGAGTTTGCTTCCATATATACCATCCAAATGCAATCGTCATTGCTATCGGCAAGCCAAATTTTTCTAATACTTCAAAAGGTGTCATTTTCCTACTATCACTTTAAACGTTGCCATCTTTAATCCAGTTTCTATAATACCATCTACTTCTTCATCTAATATTTTTTTAACTTCTTTTGGAATTTTATCTTTATGAAATAAAAATCTTCCCTGATCTTTATTGCCAATAACCTTTTCAGTCTGTGCTTTATTAAACCAGCCAATCTCTAATCCTCTAACGCTAATTAAGTGAGTTAAGCTTTGCAACATTTCTCCGCTTAATTTTAAATCAGGTTTTGTTTTCTTTGATGCTTGCGCTCTACCTTTACCAAGTGCCTTGCCTGAACTTTTTTTGTTTTTATATTCTGTTGTATATTTTTTTTCTGCTCCAAAGAATTTGCCTTTATCTGCTATTGCAATTAAGGCATTTACAACTCTTTTGCCAGCTTTGTCCAATTTCATTTGAGTTAGACTAGGAGCAAGCGGTTCGCCTTTCTTGATTACTCTGCCGCCCTTTATTTTTTGACCCTTCGATATGTTGCTAAATATTTTTTTTAATTTATTTTTCATCTATTGTTTTTAATTGTTTTTGCTGTTTCTTTTTAATGCTTGAAAGTTCTTGTGAATAAGGACGCCAAAAATGTCTGCAATTATAACCACCTCTTTCAACAAAGGCGTTTCCATAAGTGGATTCAATGTAATCTAAAGTGACTTCTCCTTCTTGCAACATTTGCAAACAGATCGGTCTTGTTTTGCTGTCTGCTGGACCAACATAAATATAAGTCTGATTGGCTGGAGCGTTTTCAGCTTGCAATCTAGTAACTTGAGAAGAAAAATTATTCATTTGGTTGTTTAATTCAACTCCGGCTTGATATGGTTTTATTCCAGTAGTTTCAATCAAATCCTTAATCATATCGTTTCTATTCTTGCCAAGCAATACGCCTTTAGCTATTTCCGATCTTGCAATATTACTTATTGAATTAGCCTTAGCAATTATAGTTTGCTTTTCTAAATTAATTAATCCTTGAATTGATTCTTCACTGATGCCAGCAAAAAAATCAACCTCTCCTAGAACTGATGTATATTGATTAATTACTGCATCTATCTCTCCTCTTAGTCCTAATTCATCTAATACTAGATATTCTAAATCCATCGTATCAACTAACTGAATAATTTCGTCTTTTGTAAGATTAGGAACTGCAAAGTAGATTTCATCAACTAGGTCTTCCATAACACCAGTTATGACCTTTTCGTATGCTAAGGCTGTTTTTTCTGCGGTATCGCCTAAAGGCATTTACTCTCCTTCAGGCGTTTGTAATGCTTTTAAAAGTTTTGACCCTACTTGCTGATCTTGGGGGGCGTTGTTAGTTTCAGGAGATTGGGGTATTCTATTAGATCGCTCCTCAAGGTATTCAATGGCCTTGTTAATATCAGCAAATCCATCAGGGTCAATAGATTGTAAGTAATCAATTTTATCTGCTAATCCGTGTGTCCATTTCCATTCCCACAACTGTTGTTCTAATTGCGGTTCGATTGGAAATTCTATTTCAGCAAAATCAATTTTAATGTCATCAGGAAAAACAGAATTAGTTTCTACATTGTAAATCTGTTGTTCAATTTTATAAACATCTTTTTCTAAAATTCTAAACTTTTCAACGTCGTCTTCTCGCGCTTCTAATAACTCTATATTTTCAATACGTAATGCAACGCCTGATTTGTTTCCGCTCAAACCATAATCAAAGGTTATGTGGTGATTCTGAAATATGTGTTGCAACTGGAATTTTATCCCTTCAATGATACCGTTAATATCAGTGTTAGGACTTAGATTGCTCATATTTCCATCCTCTAGAACCACCACTTTGTTTAACCCTACCTCTATCTCATTTTCATCTACTCTACCTTCAATTACAAACTGTCCTCCAGCTGATCTTATATGATGTTGCAACATTGTCATTGCAATATCTATTTGCTTATTTGCCAGCACAATATCCATACCTGATTCACACCAAAATTCATCTACTGAATTATTTGGTTGTGCAAATGCAAATGGTAAAACGCCATAAGGGTTAATCATTTCAGGATTTGATTCTGTTGGAGCGTATCTATTGCCATCAACGTCAAACATAAAATGTTCATTCGCGCTCCAGTACATAAATCGATCCTCTTGACTTTGAGTGATGTCATCAGTTGTTTTTCCAATTTGATAAGTTACCGCAACTGGCGTCATCGGATCAGAAGGATCAAAAATAGGTACAAAATTAATTATTGGGTGATACATAAATTTATCATTACACCAATGAACGTGCAAAGCTATTGTTCCTAATAAATTATGAAGTCGTTCAAACTTTTTCATCATAAAATCTTTTTTATGTGTAACTTCTGAATACAAATCGTTATCGACTATTCTGATCGGCGCGTCTTTATATGTAAGGCTTATTCTATTTATCAACCTTTTTGTAAGTGCTTGTGTATAAAGCGGGATTTCTTTTTGGAGCGATCCTTCAAAATATCGTTCTATATATTTTTTTGTATTGCTGTAAGTATAATATTCAATAGCCATATCTCGCATCTCAAACATTTTATCTTGATTGTAAGATTTTAAACGTGAGATTGATTGCGCTATTATATCGCTTGCGGTTGATGTGATTAGAGGTGGATACATTTTGTTCTCCTATGCCATAAATGATTTAGTTGTCGGTTTACGTACTGGATATAACCAGTGAATTGCATATCTAAAACCATCTGAAAAATGTGTTAATTCAGAATTTGATTTGTCAATTTCTCGTGTCCCATCCTTGTTGCTAACTTGCTCTAAATCCCTAATCAGACCTCTACATCTATTATCTATTATTGTAAATTCTAATGCTTTGTTTACAGCGTTCACGCTGTCTATAACTGAAGGTGCTTTGTTTGGAACTTTTAAAATAAATCCTTCTTTTCTTAAAATATCGTGATCGCTGTGAGTGGCGTTTGTGTTTTTGGCTTTACCAGCTGGATCAGGATAACATATGATTTGACTGTTTGGATATTTGTTTTTTATATGTTTTGCAATTCTTTGAGTCATTAAATCTTTTCCGCCTGAGTGGTAGAGTTTAACTTCATCAAATACTTGTATTTTCCTTTCATTGTAGCCTTCTGATATATGAAATAAGGTTGCGGTAATTGGGTTGATGTTGAAGTCCATTCCGATGTGAATGACTTTGTTTTTTTCATAATTAACAACCTTTACATTTTCTTTTCTGTCAAATGAATAATAAGTTTGACCTTGCTGTAAGTTTACGAAATTACCGTTAATATAAGCATTAATTAATTTTTCATCGTAATTTTCTTTTAGGCTTTCAACAAATTCAGGAGGTAAAAATTTGTTATCTGTTGTCTTGCCTTGAATTAAATTGTATCCATTTTTAGATTGATCAACCCAGTATTCCCAAACCCAGTTGAAGCCTTCAGGTGTAGTTGCAACCCAGCCTGACAAGTGGTTTCCATCTCTTAATCTAGACAATCCCATTCGCCAAGCTTTATCATCTTTTAACAGCGCCGCCTCATCTATGGCAAAGCCAGCCAAATTCAATCCCGCCCAGCGACGCCAATTTTCAGCTGATCTTAAAATAATAGTACCTTTACCATTACCCCATTTAATATTATACTCCATATTTGAAGCCTTATATTCGAATCCAAATTTTAAATCTGTTAAGCATTGTTCTAATGTTGGTTGTAATACATCTCTTACCATTGGAAAAACTGGCTCCGCTAATAATATAACTTTATTAGGGTTTCTGCCTAGTTCAGCCAAAGCCTTTAAACAAAATGCCAAAGTCTTACCGCTACCATAGCCAGCAACTAAAGCTGGATACTTTTCTTTAGTTTCAATAAACTTCTTTTGATGTGTAAAACAATTATATTTCACTAACTTCAAATCCCATACATAAATCATCTTCATTGTCAACTGGCATATCTTTCTGGTTTAGTATTTGTTTTCCAAGCCAAATTAACATTGGAACAGAGCCATCATTTAACCAATTTCCCATTGAATCTTTATTCCCTAAGGCTCGATTCCATTGTGCTTTTCTTAGTCTTATTTTTCCAGCATCTCTCCCTTTTGTCAGAAATTCGGAATAACTCTTACGTAATAAACTCTCATCGCAACCAAAAAAAGATGCAATTTCTGTATTTGTGCAACCAAATGAAGCAAGCGATTCAACTTGTTTGCTATCTATATTGTATTTTTTAGGTCTTCCCATTTTTTTACTCATTAGGTTCGCTCTCTATTTGTGGCGATGAATTAAGTGCTTCAACAATAGCAAACTCAAAAGCTTTGCTGTCTGTGTCTATACTGCTTTTTTCAATTAACAGCTGTTTCCATTCTAACCATATATCATAAACGCTTTCAGGAACTTTAATATTTATTGTTTTTAATCCTTCATCGTAAACTGGTTTTTCTTCTGGCAATTCAGTCCAATCAAACTCATCCATTTTTAACAAGTTTTCCATATCTTCTAAGCTGTCAGGCATAAAATCTGCTAGTTCATCCATTGTAAATTCAGGCACAACATCTTCCTTAAATATTTGAGCATATTGTAAAAGATCATCTTCAAACCATTTATGATTACGTCTTCTGGCTATTGTAATTGCTTTTCCTTTACTTATTTCTCCAAAGTTTTCGCAAGGTACTTTTTCCCAGTTTAATCTAATAACCGCTTCTAATCTGTGATTGCCATCTATTACTTCAAATTTATTATTAATCTCTCTTACTGCTAATACTCCAACAGAATTATCAACGTTAATGCTGTTCATTAATTTTTCGATTTGTTCATCTGTACCGTCTGATTTATAATTCCAATCAGCTTTTATCAAATCTTTAACATCCATTTCAATTAATTGTGTTTTCATTCTTGACTCCCCGCGTTTAATTCATATTCTCTTTTCTGATAAATTGCAGTTAAAACATAATTTGCATAATGATCGTCAGGTACATTTGTTATTACTTTATCTTTTTTGAAACATTTTTTAATTAATGGTGCTAATTTTTTTGAGTTATGTTCTATTAATGACCTTTTTACTTTTTTATATCTTCCACCATCAAATATCACTCCAGCACCCCATCTGTTCACTTCTTTCCAAGATGTAGAGTCACAACTATAACAAAATTTAGCTACTCTCATAATATTTTTTTGTGTACATCCTAGTAAATGAATTTTTATATCAGGCTTAACATCTTTTATAATTTTACATAATTGAATAACTTTTAAAGGAAGATTTTTCCAGCCTAATGATCTAAATTCTGGAATAGATAAAGCGATATAATCTGAAAACTCAGCCATTTCAATCAAGCCTTGTTTTCCGTCTTCATAGTGCCAAACATTTATTTGAGTATTGTTAGGAAGTTGTTTTTTAAGTTTTTTTCTTAACTCCCAAGCTGTTTTAACACCTAATATTTTTTGACAATCAACTTCAACCACAGTGCCTGAATAGCCAGTACTTTTTACAAAATCAACAATTGCATCTTGCCACTTAACACAAAAATTGTAATCTCTTGGCCCAGCGTGTGCACCGAACATTAAAGTAAATAAACCTGAATCCATTATTGAATGTTTATATTTAGCGTCTAAATAGTTAGTAACATCTTCAGCAATCATTGTGCTTAATTTCATAGGTTTGATTCCAAATTTTTCTGCTATAAACGGAAATACAGTAAATAAACCATATCTAATGTCTGCTAATCTATTTAAAAACGACACAGAATCCATTTGTTCACATCCAGCAAAATGAACTTTCATATTTCTACCCTTGCTCCGCCTCTGTTGTCTTCTAATACCTCAACCCAATCGCAACCAAATTTATTTAAAATATCTTCTGCTATCATTTCACAACTCATATTGCCAAATTCACAAACATCTGAGTATTCAACGTGCCAATACTCTTCCTTCAAATATGTTTTAATGATTTCTTCTTGCATAAATATTTCAATTTCTCTGTTTGAATCTTGCACATTGAAACCGCATTTAATTTTAAATAAATGTCTATGCTCATAAGTCAAATAATATACTTCTCGAGGTGGATTTGGATAATTGTGAGTTCCTTCAATATCAAAATTTATTATTACAGTTTTTTTCATTTAATTAACCTCATAAATTCGCTTCTTGCTTTGTGATCTTCTTTAAAGAATCCGTTCACGTATGATGTAGTCATACAACCCTCTTTTTTTACTCCTCTCATTTCTTGACACATATGACGTCCAGTTACAACAACTGCAATACCTAGCGGATTCAATTTATCTTTTAAATAATTGCCAATATTGTTTGTAAAATATTCTTGGGTATTTAAACGCTTAGAAAAATATTCAACACATCGCGCCAATTTGCTTATTCCAATAATTTGTTTGTCAGGTATGTAACCAATATTAGCTTTTCCAAAAAATGGAAGCATATGATGTTCACAGAATGTATAATATGTAATGCCACTTTCAATTATCATTTGATCGTAGCCATTAGCGTCAAAAACTGTTGGATTAAATTCGGGCGGCGTTGTTAGTTCCTTCCAAGCCTTAACAACTCTTTTTGGCGTGTCTTGCAGTCCTTCCCTTTTAACGTCTTCTCCTATACGCTCTAAAATTCTAACGATGTCACTTTCAAATCCTCTGTCAAATGAATTTTCCCAAGGGAATACAATCCAAGGCAAATTAGGTTCTATTCTTTTATCATATAAAAACAACATTGGTTTATTGTATTTTTTATATTTATTTGCTGTGTCACCGCTATCATATATATCATCGATAATACAATCAGCTTCTTCAATATTGTTAACAGCTTTTCCAGTTAAGCCAGCAACTACTTGACCTCCTCTAGGTATTCCATAATAAGAATTATATTTAGGCAGTTTATTTAACCGCTCATATATTTCTTTCCAGCTAACATTTTTTTTCATCTTACTCTCCAAAGCTTGTGCATTTGTACAGATAATTTCCAATCTGAATTTTCTTTACAAAGATCAATGCACCATTCCAAATTTTCTTTATTTAATTCATTTCCATCTGAATGAGGACTAACATATTTTTCAACGTAACTTCCTTTCGGTGCTAATTTTGTATCAGGTAAAAATTGACCTCGCCGCCTAACAATTCTTAACTCGTGAGGAACTTCTTCTTCCCATTTTTTCAAAATAGCGTGTTCAGCAATTTTAGGACTTAAAGCAATATGCTCAAAGCCTTTAGGTGGTTTTTTAATGCCTGATGTTTCAAGTGCTTGCAAATAATGTTTTGAAAAATAATTAACTATTTCTTGTGTTAACTGATCTAATGGTTCGCCGCCAGTCCAAACAATCCATTTGCAGTCAAATTGTTTTATGTAATTATGAATCCACTCGATTGATCTGTTTGTACCTGATGTAAATTCTGTATCACAATCAATACCTGATTTAAAACAAGCGTTTCTGGCTGAACAGCCTTTTAACCTAATAAATATACTTGGCTCTCCGGCTCTCGCTCCTTCGCCTTGCAAAGAATAAAATATTTCATTGACTTGTAATTGCTGAGTTTTTACTGTGCTCATATACCTCCACCTTAATACAAACTGGATTATTTTTATAATTTTTAGATTTTAGCCATAAGTTCATTTTATGAAAACAATACAACGAAAAAAATTCACAACCAACTTTATCTAATATAACTAAATCAATTATATCTTCTTCATCCATTGCTCGAAACAGTCTTAATTTTGGATCGTCTTTACAAACAACAGTTTTATGATCGAAGGTGTTTCTTAATGTTTGCTTAATATCTTTAAAACCACCAAAATCAACAACCCAGTTGCTTTCATTAAGGTTTTCAGCCTCAAACCAAAATTTAGCTTTTAAATTGTATCCGTGCAAATACTGACAATGACTTTGAGCCATTGGCTGTCTAAAGCAAGCACTTCCAAGTTCAATGATTTTGGTTGATTGAAATTTCATATATAAATTTACTTAAATATTTATGATTTGTTTGAAACATATTTTGATGATGTTTTTTTTCAAACTCTTTTAACCCAATTTGATGGTAATCCATATGGCAAGTTCTACAAACTGGAATCGCTGAAAAATGCTCTATCATATCGTTTTTTCTATTTCTACCCATACCAATTGAATTTAAATGATGCGGTTCAATTTCTGTAAACTGCAAACAAACACAACATTGATTATGACTTCTTATAAAGTCAATATATTTAAGGCTCATATTTTCAAATCTAATATCTTTGAATAATGACATTATCTCGGTTAGTTTTAAGTTGTTCGATGCTCATATTTACAAACTTTGGCGAATCGTCCCAGATAAAATTTTCATCTACCAGCGCATCAATTAATTGTTTACATCCTCCAACACAATTATCAAAGTCTAATAAACGTTTTCTGTATACTATTATATCAATATTGAATTTTTCAGGTTTTTTAATTTCTGCATAGCTTTTTAATGACATTTGATTTCTAACCAGCAATCTATATCCGTCTTTTATATCACGTTTTTTTGACCAATGGTATTTATCAAATGTATTTCGGGATAAGATTTTAATATCTAACGTTAATATATCCATAATTTCATCTAGGACGAACCCCGGAAAAGACTAGGCGATAAGTATAAGGATTCGCCGAAGAATTGATCCGCCCTAGAATATTCTGAACAATAACAATAACCAATAATAATTTAATAATAAAAATAAACTCCAAATAAAAATAATCCAAGTTGCAACAAAAAAATAACCTATACATTTAACAACGGTTAACATTAATATCTCGTCTTTGTACCGCTTAACTTACATTCCAACCAAAAAACAAAAATCTTCCAAATGCTGGATTGATTTATAGCTGTAATTTTATTTTCTCTCATATAAATATATGACTTTTTTAATTTTTTAGTTTTTTCAACATCGCTTTGAACGATATTGTGGTTTCGCATAAATCTTTGAACTGGATTGTCCATATCTTCTCCGTTTATAGATTCCAAAGGTTTCTTTTTTTTAATAATTTTCTCTTTTCCGTGTTTAATTTCTTTCGACATTTAGTACAATAAGTTAAATACTTTTTATTAAATTTTTTAGGATTTTCTCCAAACTTGATACCACATACCTGACAACTCCTCTCGCTATCAGGTATGAATATTTTTTGTTTACTCTTAAAAACGTTATAACCCATTACAATGAATTATCTAAAATATCGTCGAAAGATTGTTCTTCAATGTTTTCAGCTACGCCTTTATCATATGCCTCCAATGCCAGTATTAATATTTTATCTTTTAATTCTTTATCAGCTAATACTGTATCGTAAAACTCACCATCTTGACTTTTTTGGCTAGGCATTGCAACAAATTTTCCATTAATACCTT